CATTGCTATCTCCTTATTTAATTTAAGCAAGATTGTTGTCTATCGATCAGACTATTCTGCATCGACACTACTATATATACACGATCTAAGTTAGAAAGTCAAGAAATATATTCAGAAGGATCTGAAGGTCCTTCAACACCAAAGGACCAAGTAATTCTTGATGCTTCGGGTTGAATGCGATGATGGGTGCCACGAGGAATATAAAAAGAACTGCCTTTACATAAATCATAAGGCGTTTCTTCGTATTCTGTTCCTTCAATAGTCAAAGCACAATGCCCTTGAACCTGTACTAAAAACACGTCCATCTTATCTTTGTGCCAAGGATAGCTATCCGTATCAGCACCAAACCCATAGAAAGATATCAGCGTTATGTTGTTGTTTACAAACGTTAGCCGCATATCTTCTAATATAGATCTAGCACTGACAGGAAGACTGCCTCGTTGAGAACAGTTATTCAACGCGAATCGCATCTTGCCTTCATGCTTGACAACTTGGTCTTCAGGATGACTATCAAAAAAAGACATACCCCAATTCCAGTCTTGCCCATAATCATCCATTATAACGTTAGTGGCATAAGGAATTTTATGCTTAACGTTAAACGTGTCAAATACCATTACTTATTTCCGATGTTGTACTTAGGGCAAAGTTCCCATTGGTCTTTATCTTTATGTGAAATGATTTTAATCTGACGAAGAGGAGCACACTCTGCTACCAGTTCAGGATTTAATATACGAATCAAACCCCAGTCGGCCAGCAATGTGGCAACAGTGTTTCTTCGTAAAGCATCATTATCTTCAAAATTAGACTTCTTGCCGTCTAATAAAAATAGCTCTTTGAAATGCACAATAAAGTATCTACCCTGCTTGTGCAAGATATGACATGATTGAAATAGCTTTTGTTCTTTTCGAGAAGCCACACCAATTCGTGTGAGAGTTTCTCGTACTTTTAAAAAGTCATCAGGCTCATTTAAAATGATTTCCAACATATCTGCTGGCGACCATATAGCATTATTTTCTTGTTCCACCTTTGTGTATCCTTTTCTTCATCTCAGTTAGATTCTCGGTGGAGAGTACGGACAGGGCTTGTTTGGCTTTTTCGTTGCTATATCCATAATACTCTTTTACCACTTCCAAATCAGTAACGACCTCTGGTTTTATCCATTTTGAGAATCGTTTGCGTTTCCTAACAATATTTATAAGGAAATCAAACTGAAGCTTCTTTTCTAGAATATGATATTGGTTCATAGCGTTAGCTACAGCCACAGTATCCTGGAAGTAGGATAGAGAGCGATTAGTCATATAGGGTAAATAACCCTTCTCGGTTTCATCATCTACAATCATATTCTGTTTAGAATAATTAATTGCAGTTACATATTCAAACGGGCTCATTATCACCTCTAAAACGATCGGTTACTATTTCTTTGATGATGTCATCATTCATCATCCCTTTATTGACCAGTTGCTCATTGACCCGACTATGCATATAAGTTATGTTGAAAGTTACTCTTTCTTCATCAGCACCATAGTCGTGAAGCTTGTTCCTATCATTTAGAAAGGAGAACATTCTATTGGGTATCCAAAGCACTTCTTTCCTTAGATTCTCGTTATCATCAAACAATCGAGTAGGTCTGCCCGTAGGAGAGAAGTATAACACACCTGAAACCTTTTTACTAGAGGCATCATTGTGTTTTTTATAGCGATATCCCTTTGAACACGCCACATATTCTATTTTGATGTTTCGCCATTGAGTAAGACCATAGATGCTACTAAAATACTTATCAGCAAGAGGCATGATGATATTAAACGCCTTTAAAGCTTCTACTTCATAAGGCGCTGTCTTATCATAAATATCAAAGTTCTTTAAAGACACATAAATTTTATGCTTCGGCAAATGCGGCTTTGGCCAATTAGCTACAAACTTAGTAAGTGTTTCAAAATCATTAGGAGGTAAAAAGTCGTCTCTTATATGATGTCCCCACGGCAAAGGAATCATCTGAATTCGACTCCTGCCATAACCTCCGTCATGCAGGCTACCATATTTAACTCATGATCCGCAACGAATGCAGCCTTATATTGATAATCAGCAAGAATTAAAACTAACTGGGGTATAGAAGACGCATCAATCTTAGTGTACATATTGTCGTATATATGGCGAAAGATAGCAGAGGTATCAACATCAACATTGTTAGCCACCCATGTTCGCATCTTCTTAAAGTCTTTGGCTTTAAGTGCTTCAAACAAACCGTCGTAGTTGTTCGTGTCTGCATTAACAGAGATGTTTAGAACACCACCCACAGACGCACGTTGAAGTTCATTAAGAACTCGTCGCCAGTCGGGGGCGTATCGCATAATGAGTTCAGCAATGCCTTGCTTTGAAACACCATTGACAGGAGAACCTTCTTCTTTCAGAATATACAACACTCGTTGCATCATCTGCTCGCATAAGGCTTGCATGTCTTTCTTAGATGTATTGAATTCATATACGCCACACCGAGAGTGGAGTGGTTCAATGATTCTATTCTTGAAGTTACAGGTGAGAATGAATCGGCAGTTATCTGAAAACTCTTCGATGAACCCGCGCAATGCTGGCTGTGTCGATTGAGGATTCAGATAATCTGCCTCATCAAGGATAACAACTTTGACACCACCCTGTAGTGATACAGACGAAGCAAATCGTTTGATCTTGCCTCGTAGGGTTTCAATGTTGCCTTCTTCTGAACCGTTGACTATGATAAAGTCTAGGTCCAGTTCGTTACAAAGAGCCTTTGCAACTGTGGTCTTACCGAGACCTGCGGTGCCGGTGAACAGCATGTTTGGTAATTCACCGGACTTGATTATTTCACTAAACGTTTCTTTTAACTTACCTGGTAAAATTGTATCCGCAATCTTCGCGGGGCGATACTTCTCAACCCAAAGAAACTCTTCTCTGCTCATTCACATACCTCATAATATAATAGTGCTGCTTTTACTCAGCTTCAGTTTCAGCATTAGACTGTTCAGTCTCAACCATCTGAATTAGTGCAATACTTTGATCTCGTAATTGCCCAATGGTCGCTAGTTCTTCACCTCGAAACCCACCACGTGCGGCTACGGTGTCAATTACAGCTACAGTGCTCCGTGTAACACGATTCACCAAATCAATCAACTCTTCATTGTCCATCATTATACTCCATAAGTACTAGTTTTTTCAAGTGCTACCCAGTATTCAATACCGGTCTCTTTGTTCACAAAATGTGAAATTAGTTTTGACGAAATACCAACGTCATAATCGCCGTCAATCATCTTAAGATTTGAGATGTTGAATACGAAACTAAAGTTGGTAGATTCAAACGTACCGTCAACATCGATTGAGAATGCATTGGACGTATTGTCGTTATTATCTATAACACTTAAAGCCATAACATTATCCTTAACGGATACTGATACCTCAGTGTGCCCTAGAACAGAGGCTGCGCGTTTAATCTTCAACAGCGTCTCACGATCTAATGTGAATTTAACTTCAGTCTCAGGCATTATAATATCTTTTGAAGGTGAAGTCAACATCTCAGTATCAGAATAATGATACTTGATACGAGATCGACCACTACCATCGCTCACAATTACAAAGTTATCCTCAAACTTGAGCCGAGGAGTATCTAGCAAAGACAAGGTGCTAAGAAACTCATTGAGATCATAGATACCAAATTTACGAGGAAACTCTACGTCTAAGGTAGAAGTACTTAAAACATTCTTGGCTTCAGATACAGTCTTAATTACGTTGCCTTCATTGAAGACCAAATTAGAATTTATAGAAGAAAAATTCTTGAGTACTTCAAGGGTTGATTCAGATAATTCCATTATATAGTTCCTTTAAGTTAATATTGTATACATTATACAGCATTGTACCGCGGGTGTCAAGCAACTTTAGAAAAGTTTTTGTGCTTGATAAATTCGATCTTGCGATCAAATTTGTTGTCCAACAACTCACCTTTGTGTGAGATGATGAATACATTCGTGTCGTTATCAATAGTTTCAAGAATCTTGAGTAGATTTTCTACCCCATCCGCATCGAGAGAACTGTCGAAAGTCTCATCAAGAATCAGTAGGTTGGTGGCGATACTGTTCTTCATCTTAGCAACCTGCCTCCAAGTAAACAGAAGTGCTAAGTCGATGCGTTGC